CCCTTCCAAACCGCCGGGCCCCCCTCCTGATACTGACCGATACATATACGACCCCCTCCCTAATACCAGAAAAGGACGGAGATGGCAGAAGATGAGCAAAGAAGCTCGTATGAAAAAAGAAGTGAGCCGCTTGAAGAAGGTGTTTGCGGCTTTATCGGATGAAGAGCGGGCAGTTTGTGATGGCTTGATTGTGCAGGCCGCCCGGCTGCGCGTGTTGTTGGATGACGCCTGGGAGGACATCAGTTCCCGCGGGGATGTGGAGATGTTTACTCAATCGCCTGACGCGCCGGCTTATGAGCGCCTCCGGCCTGTGGCTCAAATCTACAACACCCGGGACAAGAACTACCAGACCATCATCAAGCAGTTGATCGACCGGCTTCCGCAGGGCTCCAAGGACGTTGCGGAGGACATCATGCGCTTTGCGATGGTGGGCAGAAAATGAACTGGCCGCGCCTGTATCTGGAGGCCGTCCAGCGCGGGGATGAGGTGGTCAGTGCCAAGGTGCGGTCGGTGTATGAGCGCGAGGTGGCGTGGATGGATGCGCCGCCGGCGGGATTTCACTTTGACGAAGAAGCCGCCCAGCGCCCGATTGATTTCATCGAAACCTACTGCCGGCATTCCAAGGGCAAGTGGGGCCGGCAGAAGCTGGAGTTGGAGCTGTTCCAGAAGGCCAAGATTGCGCTGGCGTTTGGCTGGCTGGATGCGGGCGGCAAACGGCGTTTCCGCGAGGTTGTGGATATCCGCGGGCGCAAGTGCGGAAAGTCAACCGAGACCGCCGCGGTCGAACTGTACATGCTGATCGCGGACGGGGAGAACGGCTGCGAGGTGTACTGCACCGCGAACAAACTCGACCAGGCCAAGTTGATTTTCAACGAAGTCGTGAACATGCGGGCGCAGTCAGAGGCCATCCGGTCCATCACCAAGAAGCGGCAGTCGGACATCTACTTCCCGGCGATGATGTCCAGCCTGAAGGCGCTGGCCGCGGACACCAAGACCATGGACGGCCTGAACGCGCACTTCTTTTCACAGGACGAGTTCCATGAGGCGCGGGACAGCAAGATTTATGACGTGATGGTGCAATCGCAGGCCGCTCGGGAACAGCCGCTGGCGTGGCTGATTTCGACCAACGGCTTTGTGCGCGAGGCCTTCTTTGACAGCAAGTATGACTACTGCAGCAAGGTGGCGCTGTGGGAGGACGGCTTTCACGACTACCGCCTGCTGCCCTTGATTTACGAGCTGGACAGCCGGGACGAGTGGGCAGACCCCAAGTGCTGGGGCAAGGCCAACCCGGGGCTGGGCCGCATCAAGAGCATGGTGACGCTGGCGGAGAATGTGGAAAAGGCCAAGCGCGACCCGACCTTTTTGCCCACAGTGCTGACCAAGGACTTCAACATCCCGGAGAACACCGCGGATGCCTGGTTAACCTTTGAGGCGGCTGTCAATGAAACTGTGGTACCCATGGAGGAGCTGCAGGGGAATTACGCCATCGGAGGATGTGATTTGTCTGCCACTACGGACTTGACTTGCGCCACCCTGTTGATCAGGAAACAGGGAGACCCCAAGTTTTATGTGCTCCAGCAGTATTTCCTGCCCCGTGCCCGGGTGGATGCCACGGAACAAACCAGCGCCCGGGAAGCCCCTTACCGACTGTGGGCGGACCAGGGCTGGCTGACCATTTGCGAAGGTGCAACGGTGGACTATCGGGACGTTACCGCCTGGTTTGTGGACATGGTGCAAAAGCACGAGATCCGGCCGCTGTGGGTCTGCTTTGACCGGGCCCTTGCCGGCTACTGGGAAAACGACATGAAGGAGCGGGGGTTTGACATGGTGAAGGTGGCCCAGGGGCCCTTTACCTGGTCCTACCCCATGAAGCGGCTGGGCGGCTTATTTGAGGAAAAGCGCATTGTGTATCAGAACAACCCGATGCTCCGGTGGAACCTGCTGAACACAGGCGTCAAGACGCTAAACCGGGACGGTATCCAAACGGTGCAGCCTGTCAAAACCTCATCCACACGGCGCATTGACGGCATGGTGAGCCTGCTCAACGCCTTTGTGGGCTACTGCGACCATGAGGAAGATTTCCTCAGATACTGCCGAATTAAGGAGTGATGAACCGAATGAATTTTAGAGGGGCAATCGCCGCCCTGTTCGGCGGGAAGAAGGACCGGACCGGGACGACCTGGCGGGAGATCGGGGCTTACAATAGCACGTTCTACCCGTTCCAGGGCGGGGTGTACGCGAACGACGTGGCCAGGAGCTGCGTCCACACGCTGGCTGAGCACACCAGCAAGGCCAACGCGGTGGCGCGGCAGGACCCGGCGCTGGAGCGCCTGCTGCGGGTGCGCCCAAATCTGTACATGAACGGCAAGGACTTTTTGTACAAGTGCCGGACCCTGTACGAGGTGAACAACACGGTTTTTGTCTACATCAACCGGGACGAGCGCGGGCGGGCGATTTCGTTTTACCCGATCCCGAACTGCCCGGCGGAGGCTGTGGAGAACGGCGGCCGGCTGTACATCCGATTTCAGTTCGCCGGCGGCCAGAAACTGACAGCCGGGTGGGACGATCTGCTGGTGCTGCGGAAGCACTACAACGAATCCGATATATTTGGCGATTCTAACAGCGCCATCACGACCAGCCTGCAGCTGCTGGACACCACAGGCCAGGGCATGGCCAACGCCATCAAATCAACGGCAAATCTGCGCGGCATCCTGAAGAGCACCAAGGCGATGCTCTCAGATGACGACATCAAGCGGCAGAAAGACCGCTTCGTGGCGGACTACCTGAGCCTGGAGAACAGCAGCGGTATCGCGATGCTGGACAGCACGGTGGACTTCAAGGCTGTGGACGTGAAGCCGGAGATAGCGACCTACGAGCACGTCGGGCAGCTGCGGGAGAACATCTACCGCTACTTTGGCGTGAGCGAGGAAGCGATCCAGGGCAAGCTGTTCGGGGACGCCTGGGAGGCGTTCTATGATTCCGCGATTGAGCCGTTCCTGATCGCGCTGGGGCTGGAACTGACGTATAAGGTGTACACGGACCGGCAGCGGGGCTTTGGCAACGAGGTTGTGTTTGAATCGAGCCGGATGCAGTACATGAGCATGGAAAACAAGCTCAAGCTGGTGCAGATGGTGGACCGCATGGCGCTGACCCCGAACGAATGGAGACAGGTGATGAACCTGCCCGCGGTGCCGTGGGGCGACGAGCCGTTGTATTGGCAGAACCCGAAAATCAACGAAGAGCCGGCCAAGGAGGACAAAGAGCAAGATGATCAGCAAGGATAGACAGTACCGGACCTTTGAAATCCGCGCCGAGCCGGAGGGCATGACTGTGGAAGGCTATGCGGCGGTGTTTGAGCGCCCGGAAGTGATGTATGAGGTGGACGACATCGCCTACTACGAGGTCATCGACCGCGGGGCGTTCACCGACGCGCAGATGGCCGATGTTGTGATGAATTTCAATCACTGCGGGAAGCCGGTGGCGCGGACAAAAAACGGGACGCTCCAACTGGCGCTGGACGACCACGGGCTGAAGGTGCGGGCAGACCTCTCCGGTAGCGTGGAGAGCCGAAACCTGTACGAGGAAATCAAGGCGGGCTTGATTGACAAGATGTCATTTGCCTTCACGGTGAAAGGCGAGCAGTACGACAAAGCAACCCGAACCCGGCGTATTACGGGGGTGAAGCGGCTCTACGACGTGGCGGCCGTGGACATCCCCGCATACGATAGCACGACCCTGATGGCGCGGTCCTATTTCGAGGCGGAGGCCGAGAGGGAGCGGGCGGAGGCCCGTCACGCGCTGGAACTGGCCAAGGCGAAATACTTTTACATGGGAGTGAACTAAATGAATTTGGATGAAATGAACCTCCAGCAAGTGGAGGAGAGGCTGGCCGCGCTGGACGTGGAGGTCCGCGAGGCGACCGAAGCCGAGGCGGTGGAAAAGGCCGCCGAGGAAAAGAAGGGCCTGTTGGAACGCAAGGCCGAACTGCAGGATCTGGAGCAGCGCAAAAAGACCGCGCTGGAACTGACCGCCGGGACGAAGGCGCCCGACCACATCATTGAAATCAGGAAGGAAGAAAAGAAAATGGACTTTTCCGATATGACACTGGAGCAGCGCATCGCGACGCCGGAATACCGCGAACTGTGGCTTTCCCGCCTGCAGGGAAAAAAGATTGAGAAGCGCGAAAACGAGATGGGCCTGAACGAGGTGGGCGATGTGGTGCCTACCATTACCCAGGAGCGTATCTTCAACAAACTGCGTGACTATGTGCCGCTGCTGAACGAAATCACCCTGCTGCAGGTGCCCGGCAACGTGACCTTTGCTGTGGAGGGCGTCAAGAACGACGCGGCCATCCACTCCGAGAATGCGCTGATTACCCCCGCCGCTGACACCATGACCAAGATCACGCTGGGCGGCTATGAAATCGTGAAGATTCTCCGGATCTCCGCGACCATCAGCGCAATGAGCATTAACTCCTTTGAGGGCTGGCTGGTGGACAACCTGGCCGAGAGCATCGCCGAGAAGATCGGTGAGTACATCATCTACGGTGACGGCGAAGGTGAACCCAAGGGCCTGGATTCCGCTGCTTCTTACGTTGATGGCACCAACGCGGTGGATTGGACGAACGACAACACCGTGACCACGGCTGAGCTGATCGAGCTTGTCGGATACCTCAAGCCCGGCTATCATCGCCGCGCGAAGTTCCTGATGAACCACAAAACCTACTGGGCGATCGTGTCCAAGCAGGAGAACCAGAAGTACAGCATCATGACGCCCGACTGGAAGCGCCTGCTG